TTTACAATCTTCAATCTCTTTTATTTTTTTTATATTAATACATCTTCCAGTCAAAGGGTTTCTTATTTTACCTTCTTTACAATCTTCAATCTCTTTTATTTTTTTTATATTAATACATCTTCCAGTCAAAGGGTTTCTTATTTTACTGTCAGAACACTTTATCATATGTATATTAATATACAATAATTTTATTAATAAAAAATGATATTTGCAAATAGTAAAAAATATTATTATATTATGATAAATATAAGTAAATGTTATGTACTTAAAATACAAACTTTTATAAAAAAATGTAACCTTGTATATCAACATTTAGAAAAAGTAATTTATAAAAAAGAATTAATTAATTATAATGATATTAATACTTTTAATGTATCTTCAAAGTGTAAGAATGATAGTAATAATAATAAAAGAGAAATTGTAATATGTTCTATTATAAATAATAAAATTCCAGATAATTATTATAAATACTCTTTTAGGTGGAGAAAATTGAAAAATGAAACCTATAAATATATAGATAAATTATGTAAAGATAATAATATAATTATTCAAAAACAAAAATGTATAATTAAGGCTGGACGCAATAATTATTATGACTTTAAAATAATTATAAACGATACTCGAGAATTTAATGTAGAACTTAAGTTTAATGCTGAATGTATTAAAGAAATACCACAATTTATTTCACCAATGAAACCTTCTAAATATTTAGAATATAGTTATGAAGAATATTATTATGATAATTATATAAAAAAACTTTCAAATGAATATGGTTTAATATTGCCGTGTAGAAAAGAATATATCAAAAAAATACATTCTAATTCTCCTTTATGTGTTAATGAATATCAAAAAAAATATTATAAAGGTTGTATTAAAAGTAGTAAATATACCGCAGTTAAGGAAGATATAGAATTTTACGAAGAATCTAAAAAAAAATCAAAAGATAGTATAATATCATTTATAAACTTATATTCTATTAATATTAAAATGTTAAGCGAATATTTACTAGAAACGCAAAAAAATAAATACTATATGTTTTATAAAAATAACAATATATATTTTGAAACTGTAAATCAAGATAACTATATAATTACGTCATATATAAAAGAACCAGATAGACAAAGATATTTGGCTACAACAAAGTCTGGAAATATATTAAAGATTTTATTAAGGTGGAAGAACGGTAATGGAATTGCTTTTCCCGCTTTTCAAATATCATAAATTGGAAATATATTGTATAATTCTGTAGTATTTATAGCATTATTTCCAAAATATAACTTTATAAACTCTATTGTATTTTTATTTTCAAAAGATGTAATAATTTTTTTATAAAGTTTTATTAAATCTTCTTTGTCAATTTCATTTTTATATTTTATACATATTAAATGATTTTCAATTAAATATTCATTATCTTCATTTATTAAACAATAATCAAAACTATATTTACCAACACCATAACCTCTATTAATTACTAATATAGGGCCTGTATCACCTTTTCTATCAATATAATTTTTTTTATCATTATTTGAATAAGATTGTATTTCTAATCTTTTATTTTTTATATCAGAGCTATATATTAGTAATGTTTTATCACTATCATTTGATAATTCTTTTTTACATTGATTCCATACAATATTTCCAACATTGATAGTAAATCCTAAATTATTTAATGTCGTTGAATTATTATATAACAATCTCAATTTTATAATATTTTCAGGAGTTCCAAATATTGTAAAACCTTCTATGTTAATAATATATTCTGTATTTTTAATATCTTTATTTATTTTTTTTATGATTAACGTTATTGTTTCTTGGGTTGTTTCAATATAAGGGTCATCATATTCAATAATATGTAATATTTGATAATTATCATTTATATATTTTCGCGTTTTATCATAATATAAACAATTTAAGAAACTTTTTGGTAATACAAAACTTAATATTCCATTATCATTAAGAATACGCAATGATTTAATGATAAACAATATAAATATATTAGGTCTTCCTTCGAAATATTTATAATATTGATTATCAACATCATTTTTTTTCATTACAAAATAAGGAGGATTTCCAATTATCAAGTCGTATTTTATATCTTCATTATATTCTAAAAAGTTTTCATTATAAATCTTTATATTATTATTTTCAATTGTCTTTATAGATTCATAAATAATATTATTTAATTCTATTCCTGTTATTTTTATATTTTTATATTTTTCAGTTAATGATAAAATATATTCACAAGAACCACAAGAAGGTTCTAATACTTCTTTAATACTTTTCATATATGGTTCAAGTAAATTAATAGTTTTATTTATTGTTTCTGGTGGTGTAAAAAATATACCATTTAATTTTTTTTCTTCCTTACTTATTTTTTTAGTTAATTCGTGTGATAATTTAGAATACATTTTATTTTCTACAATTATTAATATTATAAAACTATAATCATTTTTTTATATATAATGTATAAAAAATAAAATATGAAAATACTAATACAAAATATTATGTTATTTTTTAACAACTATTTACAATTGATGGTATGAAGTCAATACGTGTATAACCATATAAATCTTTAACCATTCTACTATTTTTTTTAATGTCCTTTACAAATTCTTTTAATTTTATAAAAGATTCTGATTTGCGAAGTTTAGGTAATATTTTACTTTTAATAGAATTGTCTATTTCTGTTTGTAAATTATAAACTGTATTGATAAAGAATGCTTTACATACTTCGCTAATACTTGTATGAAAACAAATAGATTCTTCTAAAAACTCAATTTCTTTCAATCTTTTCATCAAGTTTCTTTTATAAACTTCCTCTGTAATATTTTTTTCAAGATACATAAGTCTTTGTCTATCTTTGAAAATTTCATGATTTTCAATTGTTCCTCTCATATTATGCAATTCTACAAATTCAATATGATTTATATCACGATATAAATTAAATAGTGTAGATATATAATTTGAATTAAATACATCACCAACATTAAATATTTCTACTTTTGCTTTAGCATCTTCCAATCTTTTTAAAGCATCTTCTTTTGCTAATTTATTAATATCAGATGTTATCATAACCTTATGGTGTTTTACATATAACATCATATATTCAGATATAATAACAATTTCTCCATTTTTTATAATGTCTATTTGATATTGTTTATCTTTCTGTAGATCAAGAGCTGTTCTGTTTATAGATGTTAGAATATTGAAACAAGTTGCAAAATGATCTTCGCAAGGATTATCATTTGGATTACGAGGTATAACTACACCGTGTTCGCGCATATATCTAAAGTATTCTGGATTGTGAAGAACACCCGATGTTTTGATAACCAATGTTTTCCAATCAAATGTTGTATGACACGATACGCACCACATTTGATCGCATCCCGAAGACTTCATTATGGAAATATTACATTTTGGACAGGGTTTGCTATCCTTTTTAATAAGTATAGCTGTATCAATATCTCCTTGATCGCAAACATGATCATCTTCTTTGATTAAATGACAATTTTTACATGTTGTTTTCTCACATAGAGAACAATACCAGGAAGAGTTTACAAATCCACAACATTCGTTATTTTCACAAGGAAACTTATATTGTTTTATTTTCAATGTATCATCTTTCTTTACATTAGAATTAGCACATACAAGTTTAAAATGTTCTCTATGTGCCATAATCTTATATTTATTCTCGTAATATTCAATAGTATCAGTTATAATTTCGCCATTTGATATTTTATCTACAAATAACTTTTCCATATCTTTAATATTCGAACTACCAATGTTTATATTTATTCTTCTCTCTAATTCAGGAAGAGAACGAGGTATAAGCATTTTTTCTTCCTTAAAAACTAACTCTTTGATATTTTCGCGATATAATTTATCAATGTAAGATTTACCTAGTAGAGAAATAAGAGTAATGCGTGTAAATCTTTTTTTACAATTCATGCAATTTTTTTCTACTTTAAGAGTTGTTTCAACATGATATTTTAAACATGTAGAGCAACATTCAAAATCGCAATAAATACATTTCTTAATTGCTGAAGGAGTGCATTCGCTCATACAAATGATGCATTCTATCATAGCATTTTTTGAAACAGACAAAGCAGACGAAGTAGTAGTAGAAGACATTGCTTATGTTATCTATTATATAACAGATACACCTATCAATTTTTATTATTTTTATATATTTTTTATATTAGGTAAAATAATATAAAAAATATATAAAAATAATATGTATTTATGGTGGGTATAAAGATAAAATTATAAAAAATATATAAAAATAATATGTATTTATGGTGGGTATAAATATAAAATTATAAACAATATCTAATATAATATTTTACATCTATGGACTTTTCATTATTATAAACAGGATATATCAAGAAAGAATGTTTTTTTATTTTAGATAGATTTAATCCGATTGGTATTTTTTTATAAGTTTCAAATAAAAGTCTATCTGACGATATTAAATCTCTCATATTTTTTTTATACCATTTTTTAAGATTTTTAGATATATAATAATTATCAATAATAATAAAATTGTCAATATCAAGTTTTACTTTAAATATTTCAATTAATGCTGAATTTACATCTTCTATACTTTTAAGAGGATTTGGAAATTCATAATATTCAGTTGTCTTTGCCATAAAATTATTGATAATTAATTTATCATTATTTATAGGCTCTCTATAAATATCATTATTCAACAATTCACCATTATGCTTTAATACTATATTTTTAGCACATTTTTCCATTAAATAACATATATTTTTACAAAATATAGGACAATATACGGTTGGTTTAATATAGTTATCGCCCCAATGTTTTATTCTTCCTGTAATTCTTCCAAATAATTGATACATATTATCATTTCTAATATTAATATATCCAAATATTGCTGATGTAAAACTTCCAAGTTTTTCAGATATCAATGTTTGTCCCATTCCAACACAAAGAAAACCAGTAAATATAACAGGTCTTTCTAATAAATTAAATTCTTCTAAATATTCACCAATGGTATCACCTAATTCGCCACTATTAAAAATTAATGGTATAGTAGTCAAATTATCATTATAATAATATTGTATTGATTTATCTATACCATTCAATGTAATTACTATACTATTTTTATTATGTTGAAATATCAAATTACGTACATATATATGAGTTTTTCTCTTATTTAATGCAGGAATAAATGTTCGTGTATTATTATCTAATATTGTTGGATGTTTTTTAAGAATTGCATCTATATAATTTACATTGTAATTTTCATTGAAAGTATATCCTTCAATTTCGTTAGAAGAATTATTCTCCATACATTCAAATACAATATCTTCAACACCTGCATAATTATCTTCATTATATTCATATAGTTTAATAATGTTTATTTTAGACCAAAAACCATTAATACTCCATATAGTATCTGGTGTAGCAGACATAGCAATTATCCCAGATACTATATTTAAATTATTAGCATATTCTATATTTGAACGTAAATTATATTTCTTATTTGTAATATATTTATGCAATTCGTCAAAATATACAAAACATCTTTTAAATAAAGTTTTTTCTTTTTCAAGATATTCTATATAGTTAAAGCAATCTTTAAAACGTCTATTATTACTACAAGCAATTATAATATGTGGTAAATTGTCAATCTTATTAGAAAAATTGATTAATCCTTTTAAACTTTTTATGTGAAATAAGTTTCCATCATATTTTGAAGAAAATACACATACTGATTTATCACCATATTTAGTATTGATTTCTTCAAGTCTATTTGAAAATTGTTTATTATTTAGTAATGTATTCATCGTAAATACAATATGAATACTTCTTCCTTTTGAAGGATTTTCAGTTATTTCTTCTAAAATACTTTTTATTGTTATAAATGTTTTGCCCATCTGAGTAGGTAAAATACATAACTTTAACTTATTTTCTTGCATTTTAATATAAATTTATATTAAAATGCAAATCAATTTTTATTTATGTGGTTTATATTAAAGTTATTTTTATTTATAATAAATAGAATGAGTAGTTTAATATCGGTTAAAGAGGTTAATAATACATATATATATGACAGAAAGGATTATGTAAGAAATGTTAGAAAGAATATTTATATTAAAGATAAAAATGAATATATAAAAAAAAATAACAAATATATCTTAATAGACGAGTTAAAAAGAAGAGAGAGTGGACAAACATTGATTTTGTCGGAAAAATGGGCGGAAAAACCTTGCGTTCAAGATTGTTTAGTAATAGATAAAATATGCAATTTAAAAACAAAAAGATGCAAAAGTCCTCCAAATATAAAAATAGGTAAAAAATAATATGTAATTAATATAAATAATTTAAGATCTACAATTCTATTTCGTACAAAGAAATAGGTATTATAACAGAGTATTGCAATAGTGCATTATCATTACTACCTTCTGTATCATAAATAATACGAGGCGCGTCATATTCAATATCTACTACGAGTAATTCGCGATATAATTTTTTATTTTTTACATCTTCACCTTCACGTTCAAAGAAGAAGAAGGAAAATTTGTTTCCAAGATTGTTAGCATCTTCGATAATTGATTTATGTTCAAAAACATCTTCATTAATTTTAACTATATCTTTACGTCTCACAGGTTTAATATGATTAAATATTTCTTCTTCTTCAAATATTTTTTTTGTAATGATTTGCTCTATATATTCAAATACATAACAGTCATCAAATATGTTTTCCATCAAGAAGTCTTTAACCATTGAATTGACAGTATTCGTTTCTGTAGTCATAATTTATATAGGTTATTTGCTCTTTTTTTGTATGAGGTTATCGATATATCTTGTATCAGTGCTAGGTTAGGTGATAAGGATAATTCAACCTTACATGGTCAATTTTTTATTTTTTAGAACAAATTAATCTGTACCTATTATTTATGATGTAATTATATTAAATTATTTTTGCAAAATACTAACAATATTAAGAGGATATTTATCTTTTTTCCATATTATATAAATAATATTTTTAAAAATCTTGTTTTCGGTATTTTGTATTGAACATGAAGAAACTTCTTTTTTTTCTTGCATTTTTTCAATATTGTATTTGCAATGCTCGCACATATATAAACAATCCTTGTTTGAAGTAATATTTATATACAACCCTCTATTTTCACACAAATCAAGAGTATTATCAACCCTATATTCAATTATAAATTCTGATTTACATATTCTAATATTACTATTTTCCCCACAACACAGACAGTCATCTGTATTATTACGAAAGTTGATAAACGTTTTTAAATGCTTATTACTATCGTGTATGTTAAGTAAGAGAGATAAATAATTTTTAAAATTAATACTATCAGGGAAATTTTCGCAAAGATAATTATCATCAATGATAATGTCATTTATATATTTGATATTTTCTTTTTCTGTTTTTTCAATATGTTGAAAAGTATATGAGTTATATGATGTCATTTATTATATTTTGACCTTATATACTTATACTTATATTTAGATTTCATTTTTTATAATTTTGAGTACATAATTTATATTTTTTATAATTTATTTATTTATTTAGATTTCATTTTTTATAATTTTGAGTACATAATTTATATTTTTTATAATTTATTTATTTATTTAGATTTCTTTTTTTATAATTTTGAGTACATAATTTATAATTTTTATAATTTATTTATTTATTTAGATTTCTTTATATTTATAAAATTATGTACTCAAAATTATAAAAAAAATGAAATCGCATAAAAAAGGTTATAAAAAATTATAAAATTGACTGTATAAGGTTTGAATTATCCTTATCACACAATCAAGCACTGATACAAGATATATTCGGTAAATTCAAACAAAATCAACACAGACTTTTTTGATATCTTTATCAAACATAATATAATATGACTATGGAAAAACAGATAGTCAATTCAATGGTTAAAGACTTCTTGATGGAAAACATATTTAACGACTGTTATATATTTGAATATATATAGCAAAAAACAACAAAATAAATATTTGAAGAAGAAATATATAATTATATTAAACCCCATAGATGCAAAGATATTGTTAAAATTATCGAACATACAATAGAACATCAACTTATTATTGACGATGCTAATAATCTTGGGAACAAATATTCTTTATATTTCTCTAATCACGGAATGAGAAATATTCAAAAAGATACAAGTAATTTATATAGAAATTTATATGTAATTAATGAGACTGATAATGCACCTTATTGTATGCCAGATATGTATGGAGAGGTTGAAACATTAGTTCGATATACAGAGATAATCCCAATCTGTTTGTATGAGTTAGAGTTATAATTTTGAGTACATAATTTATTATTATTATTATATTAATATTTAGTTTTGTAAAATTATGTACTTATTTTATTAAATGAAAAGTAAAATTATTACAGTAGATAAACTACTTACTTCTTGGATTATAATATATTCTATTGGATATATTATAAATATTTTTCCATATAACCCAATATTATTATTATATATTTCATCATTATTTTTCATTATAACAATAAATATAATAATTTATTATTATAATGAAAATACGAATCTTCTCTATTTCGTAATTATAAATGTAATAATAAAAATACCATTAATATTGTTAATATGGAGAAATAATATAAAAAATATAGATATACTATTTACATTAATATTTATAACAACATATATAATTTACATATTTATATTAAACGATGATATAGTATCTATTTATAAAGATCTGTTAAATAATATAATAGATAATACAAAAGGGAGAAAAACAAGTATGTATATGTTATATAAAAGTATTATTACTTAACAAGTTTATATCCTAAAATATTGTCGTCATACATTTTCTTAATAACCTTATGCAAGTTTAATACATCATATTTTGAATTGTGTGCTTTTTCAATATTTTCTTTAAAACAAAATACATAAAGTTCATTGAGTGATGGATTTTTATTTTTTCCAAACTTATTAATAATTTTTACAATGTTTTTACAATGTTTCATAGTACATAACAATTCTTTCTTTTTAAGTTCTGCAATGATATCAAATCTTTTTCTGCGATATAATTCGGATAATATAACATTAATATCAAAAGCAATATTATGTGTTATAATATGAGTTGTTTTTTTTATAGCTTCGTATAGTTTATCAATTGCGGTAGAGAAATCAACGCCATTATCAGATATTTCATTTGTAATTCCGTGAAACTTTTCATTATCAATTGTAAAACCTTCGCGTTTAATAGTGTAATCTTGACTTTCCATAAAATTAAAATTTTTATCTGTTACAATAAACGATATTTGTACGATACGTGCATTATCGTAACATTTTAATTTATTATATTTTGGATATTCTCCCCAATTCATATTTGTAGAATCAGGTAATCCGTTTGTTTCAGTATCGATAAATAAAGCAGACATTTATTATTACTATCAATATATTAAACAGTATCAATTTTTATAATATCTGATAAAATATTTTTATAAAAATATTTGATAAGTGTCTCCCATCTGTAATTTTTAAGAATATTTTCTCTTCCGTTTTTTCCATGAAGATGTCCTAATTCTGGATTGCAAAAATATTTCCAAAATCCTAAAGCAAACTCACGAGGGTCTGTTATTTCAACTTTACCACCAATACCGTTAGATTTATTATCTAAATAATGATATATATTTGACTTTATAGGTGTGGAATTATTTTCATCAATATATTCGCGTATTCCTCCAATAAAAGATGCTACCTGGGGTTTTCCCAATCCAAGACATTCAAAAACAGTTAATTCAAATCCCCCTCCATTACAATTATTACATCCTACGTCACAGCAATTGTAAAGAATATTAATTTCTTTATCTGATAATTGTTGTGGTGTCGGAACTTCAACAATTGTATTTTTAACATAATCCAATGGTATATTTCTAATTTTTACTTCATTTTCCAAAACATCCATTAGATCCCAATAACCATCTATTTGTGTTCCAATTATTAATTTAATAGGTCTAGAAGTATTTTCATTTACAACGTAATCTTTATTATCTTTTAATACATTAACATTATAATACATTTCTACAAATTCAACCCAAGCAATAATTGTATGATCCCAACATTTTCGTGGTTGATTTCTATTTAAGTTAAGAACCATAAAGTCGTCGTCGTTATAACCAAAATAAGTTCTTGCAACATTTTTTGGAATAGGATAATATAGATTAGTGTCAAAACCATGAGGAAATGTATAAATAGGTATTTTATTACTAATTCCTAATTTTCTAGCTATATCTCTCCAGTAAGGAGTAAAAGCTATAATTCCATCATAATATATATTTAGAAGTTCAATATAAGATTTTTTTTGATAAGGATATACTTGATCCATATATGAAATAAGTTTGTAGTTTTTTCTCTCATCCCCCCCACATTCTTTAATAATCGTACTTGTCATTGCAGATGTTATAATACTATCATTAAAAATAATAATAATATCTTGAGGATTTTTTTTAATAAAATCTCCAATTTCCAATTCCCCAAAACCATTTCTTTTAGGTTCTTCTGTCGCCATAGCATCGTGTATTTTAACACATGATGGAATACCGTTTCTTGTTTCTTTACCTTTTGTATTAGATACATTTTGAAAACCATAAATGGTTAAATCTATATCTTCGTATTTTCCAAGATATTTTGATATGTAATATATAACTTTAGAATATCCATTACTTGTACCTATTGGGTAAGTTCCGCATATCATTATTCTATTCTTTCCATTTTTAGAAGGATACCACCAAGTATCTTTATTAATAATATTTTTTAAAGAATCTTCTCCAATCACAATTGATTTATTAACAAGATCTCCGATATTTAACAACATAATTGATAAATAGAATTAAGTATTATAATAATTTAAATCTTATATATATCATTTTTAGTTAGTTCTAGGCAATAATGTCATATCATAATTTGATATAGATGGAGATTGATAAGATTGTGTCGAAGTCAATTGATTATATAGATTATTTTGTAATGGTATTTGATTTCTAATATAAGGTTCTAATATATTAACAGTTCTTTTCATACCTATTTGAATCGAAATCTCAACTATATAATCACATAATAAAATTATTACTATTCCAAATAATAAAAATACAAAAAAATTTATAAATGTATTCATATAATTATATCTTGAATCATTATTTTCTTTAACATGTTTAACTTCGTTTTCTTCTTTAACCTGTTTAACTTCTTTTTCTTCTTCAACCTGTTTAAATTTGTTTTCTTCTTTAACCTGATTTAAAATAATTGGAGGTTTAGATTGTTCTTGTTTGTAAAAATTACCATATCCATTTTTACCCATGTCATTAGATTCATTTAGTTGATTTAAAATAGCATTTTTTTCATCATTATTTATTTTTTTTTCCAAGTTTTTCAAATAAAACAAAGCTTCATTTGCCTTATTCCTTTCCGCAACACTTAAATTATACTCTTTTGAACTTAATAAATTATTACCAATCGAAGACAATTCATTATTATTTGAATATTCTCCTGTATTATTATTCGCATATGAGTTTTTATTTGTATTTGGCATATATTGATTTTTTTTCATATTTGAATTATAATTTACCTCGTCAACTAAATTATTTATATCAAAATATTGTTCCAATTCCTCGTCATAATAAGGCATAACATCGTCCTTATGTATATCAGTTACATCATAATTATTCCCTGTATTAAATTTTTCTTCGGTATATACATCCATTACCTTTTTAAATTCTTTTTTACATTCACTTGATATTGGAGTTGTATAAGAAGGTGCTTGTATAGGAGCACATGTTCCGCCCATATTTTTCATATATTGATTATAATCAATTATATTATCATTGTCTAAAACTCTTTTATTTGAATCCATATGCGAAGGTCCTTGTTTATTCATACTTTCATTTTCTCCTCTTTTTTTTGTGTTTAAATCATTTGATATTTGTTTGCGTATAGTGCTTTTATTGCTTTTTCCAAAACTATCTATATTATAAGCTTCTTGTAAAGTTGAATAATTCATTATATAAATAATTTATGAACTTAATCTCTCTATTATACAAAAAGGAAAGAAAAACAATAATAAAATATTTATATAATATAATTGTAAAGAACAATAATGAAAGATTTTGATTTAGATATAAATATAATATTTAAAGGAATTATTACTGGATTTTTAATAGCATATTTGTTAATATTGGGGTTACGACCAGCGGCAGCATATCCTGAAGATATACTCGAAATTATAGATAACCCATGGATATTTCTAATTCTATTTATAATAAACTTATATGTATTACAATGGGATTTGACAATAGGTTTATTATTATCATTGTCATTAATAGCATTAGTTTTAGATATTATAATTTTCACAGAAGGTGATTTTTTTACAGATGCATCTGTTGTGATAGAAAAAAACTCTTCTAAAGATATTAATAAAAATAAAGAAGATATTGAAAAACCAATTGTGGAAAAACCAGAGAAAGGATACAAAGATATCAATGATATAATAATTAATAAATTAAAACTTTTCAAAGATCTCAATGATAAATCCGAAAGTATAAAAACATACAATTCTTTTATATAAATATATTCTTCACAAAAAATAGTATTATGTCATTTTTACCAAGTATAGAAGGAATCAGTACATTAGAGCCATTATCTATGCTTTTTATTGTATTAGTTCAAATTGGGGGAAGATATTTAAGAATAGAACTTACGCCTGCACAACAAAAGTTGATAAATAATCCAATATTTCAAACTATCATATTATTTTGCATAATATTAATGACAACGAAATGTATAGTTAAAAGTTTTATTATTGTATTTGTGATGTATATATTCGTCAATATTCTTTTTAATGAAAATCATAGATATAATATATTATCAAAAAAATGGCTATTTGATGAAAAAATTATTAATGAAAATACATACAAACCTTTAAAAGATTTGTATATAAAAAATATGACTGAAGTTATATAAAATATGATAAACTTAAAAAAAACTATATTTGTTGAAAATATAAAATTTGAGGAAGTATTTCAAAGAATATACAACTCGAAAAAACATAATCTTGGGTCTGTATATGATATAAAAGAATGGAATATTAGCGATTGGAATGTTAAAAAAGGAGTTATGCAGAAAAAAGAGGATATATATATATATGTTGAATCTATGCCAGATACTATACTTAATTATATAAATGAAGATAAAAAATATTTACGAATGGTTATTAAACATAAAATTAAAAAAAATGGATCAAAATATAAAAAGATTAAAAGCAAGTTTAGAATTAACAATTTTAAACTAATATATGATGCACTTATTAAATGTTTTGATTTAATAAGTGTTGTTAATAATGTAGAAATTACAGAACACGAAGATAAAATAATAGAGGTTTGTATAAATACGCGAATAAATATTAATTTACCAGATAAAGAATCTTATGAAAAATATATAAATGAGATTTTTACAGAAATAATAAATAATATAGAAAAAAGTATATATTTACAATAATTATATAAGGATAATATACATAGTATGTATAAGGGGGGAAACCTCTTGCTGCTATAGCTCAGTTGGTTAGAGCACTCGGCTGTTAACCGAGTTGTCGCAGGTTCAATCCCTGCTAGCAGCGAATTATTTTTACAATCTTATTATTAATAAGAATTATATCCTTATTTATTAAATATAATAATGGAATCTGAAATAATCGAGTATAAGAATATAGACAAGATTTTGGAAAATGTTAATATAACATCATTAAATAAAATATTAAACAATCATGATAAAATTTTGATTAACGATAAAACTTTTTACTTTTCTATTTTATTACCAGATATGGGTGATGAAGTATCAAAAAATATAGATAAATGTTTAAAGAACACTTTTTATGAAAAAGGATTGGATTATTCATCTCTTTTAAAAAGTAATATTCCGTATATGAATATATATAAAATTGTTTTTGCATTAGATAAAAAAAAATATATTATCGTTGAAGATATTGATGTATTAAACTTTTTAAATAGTGAAAATAAATTATTAAATACATTTGTTGATATTATTGATAAGTGTGAAAAAGATTATCGTAGAATAGATGAAATATTGTATAATATTAAGAAAAAGGTAACATTCATAAATTTTTTCGATAGCTATCATATTATCGAATATACTGACAAATTATTGCTTTATACATTAAATTATAGTAATCTAATCAAAGATATGATTATGGTAACATCCCGTATAGTAATTGATGTTGATTATGATAAAACTAAAAATAAAGATCATCTAATATTTAAAAATAGAATTACAATATTTAAAAATAATATTGATAACCTATATAATAATTTAGAGCAAACGCGTAGAGGAACTATGCAAAGAATAGCATATTTAGATTCTGGAACATCAAGGATATTGACTATAGTTGCGACTGTATTTTTACCATCAAGTTTTTTAATTTCTATATTATCTATGCCATATAAAGGGGTTCCTTTGCGAAACTTATGGTATGGTTATTATATTATATTAACTATTATAATGATAATTTTTATTATATCATTTATATATTTTTATAAAGACTTTTTAATAATTTATAATAATAATTCATAAAGTTTTACTACTTTTTTTAAAAAATTGATAAATATAAAATAGTTTAAACATAAGACGAGTTATTTTAACTACTATTATTAAGAGATATGTCTATTTATCCCGAACTATCATATGACGATCAAAAAGTCGAAATCCAAGATGTTACAGGTATTCAATTTAGTGTTTTGGGACCCGATGAAATTATTAAAAGATCTGTCGTAGAAATCAACAAAACAGATACATATTCAGGAAGCGAACCTATTGTCGGTGGTTTATTTGATTCAAGAATGGGGGTATTAGAACATAATCGCATATGTTGCACTTGTGAGCAAAAAAATATATTTTGTCCGGGTCATTTCGGTCATATTGTTTTAGCAAAACCAGTATTTCAAGCTATGTTTTTTGATATTGTTAAAAAATTACTAAATTGTGTATGTTACAAATGTTCTAAATGTTTGATTTCTCCAGAAACAACACACAAAGACTTCAAGAATGATATGGTACGTATTCTATCTATAAAAAATAATCAAAAAAGATGGGATACATATTATAAATTATGCAATACAACAACTAAATTGCGTGTTTGCGGTGATGACGGTGTTGTTGGATGTGGTGCTGTACAACCTACAAAATATCAAAAAGAAAATGCTATGAAAATAATGGCTGAATGGAAAGATAAAAAGCAAGAACCACCTTTGGATAAAATTATACAAGAATTTACAGCTGATGATATTCTTAGAATATTTAAACGTATTACAGACAAAGAAATGGATATGATGGGTTTTAATCCTAAATGGAATAGACCAGAGTATATGATTTGTACTGTTCTCCCTGTTCCACCACCAGCTGTAAGACCAAGTATTATTGAAGAAAATGGGCAAAGACGCGAAGATGATTTGACACATAAGTTAAGTGATATTATTAAAACAAATAATAGTATTCGCGATAAAATTAACAAAGGGTCATCTGAAGATACTATAAAATATATTACTATGCTTCTTCAATATCATGTATTTACTTTTGTAAATAATCAAATTCCAGGGCTTGCTCCTTCTCAACAGAGAAATGGTAGAAAACTTAAATCAGTATCAGATCGTATGAAAAAAAAAGAAGGGCGTATTCGCGGTAATCTTAATGGAAAACGCGTAGATCAATCTGCGAGATCTGTAATTACACCAGACCCTTATATTAGCATTGACGAATTGGGTGTTCCTATCAAGGTTGCTATTAATATTACATTCCCAGAAATTGTAAATGAATATAATATTGATAAAATGAGAGAATTAATTAAAAACGGTTCAGATAATTGGCCTGGTGCTAAATATATTAAAAAAGAAAATATGACAACAAATCTTAAATATTCGCAGGATTTAGAAGTTAATGCTAAAGAATTAAAACATGGTGATATTGTACATCGTCATCTTACAAATGGAGATTATATTCTATTTAACAGACAGCCTTCTCTTCACAAAATGTCAATGATGTGTCATAAGGTTGTTATTATGCCATTCCAAACATTTCGTCTTAATGTTCTTGATACTCCTCCATATAATGCTGATTTTGATGGCGATGAAATGAATTTGCATTGCCCACAAAGCGTTCAGACTATGAATGAATTAATGGATATTGCTGCGGTACCATATATGATTTTAGCACCGAGAGATGGTAAGCCTATCATTGAAGTTGTACAAGATACTTTATTAGGATCTTTTAGATTAACGAAAGATATTACTAAAATTCAGGATAAAACTTTAGCCAATATTCAAATGATTAATAGTTATTTTGGTGGTAAATTGCCTGAACCTGATGAAAACTATATGTATTCTGGAAAAGACGCATATTCGCAAATATTACCACCTGGTCTTTTCATTAATAGAAAAAATAAAAAAGATGAAAAATTTATTATTAATAATAGTGTTATTGAGGCTGGAAATCTTGATAAATCTGTATTTCACGGTATATCTACAGGATTAATACCTGTAATTTATCATGACTATGGTCCTTTCGAGGTTCGTAAGTTTCTTGATAATACACAAAGACTTATTTGCAGATGGTTGTTAACATCAGGTTTTAGTGTTGGTATTAGCGATTTAGTAACAGATAAAGAAACAGATGATAAACTAAAAAATAAAATCAAAGAAATGAAAAAAAAAGCATATGATAAACTTGATGAAATTCGCAGAGGAACTATAGATAATAATAGTATTTTCAATAATGAAGAATATATCGAGAGAGAAATCATAGGCATTCTTAATGAAACTACAAGTGAAGTTGGAAAAATAGGTTTATCTCAAATTGACGAAAAAACAAATAGAATGATTAATATGGTTAAATCTGGTTCAAAAGGTAAAGAAACAAATGTAGCACAAATGATTGCATGCGTCGGACAACAAAATGTAGATGGGAAACGTATTACATATGGTTTTACAGATAGAACACTCCCTCATTTTACCAAATATGATGATGGACCTGAAGCAAGAGGTTTTGTAAAAAACAGTTTCATTTCTGGTCTAACACCACAAGAAGTTTTCTTTCATGCTATGGGTGGTAGAGAAGGTCTAATTGATACAGCAGTTAAAACATCAGAAACTGGTTACATTCAGAGAAGATTAGTTAAAGCAATGGAAGATTCTAAAGTTTATTATGATAATACTGTGCGAACAGCAAATGGTTCTATTATTCAGTATTTATATGGAGAAGATGGAATGGATGGTTGTAAAATTGAGGTTCAATTTATTAACACAATTGATATGAATACGCTTGAAATAGATCAAATGTATAATTTAAAAGCAAGTGATAATGCAAGCGTTCATATGACTAAAGAAGCATTTGTTTCAATAAATGAAAAAACATATTCAAAATGTTCAAATCATTTTGATAAAATGTTAGAAGATAAACATTTTCTCATTAAAAATATTTTCGCGGGAGAAAAGAAAAAGGTTATCAATTATCCAATTCCATTTGACCGTATCATTAATACAGCATCTAAAAGATTAAAATCAATTGGTATTACCGCAATAAAAACAGATTTAACACCCGATCATGTTTTAGATACTATATCAAAACTAACAACAGATCTTTATATAAAAGATACTATTCAAGGAATGTTATATTTTAATATATTATTAAGACTTCATTTAAATCCTAAAAAACTTATATTTCATTTCCATTTTACAAAAGATATTTTTGATTGGATTGTATCTCAAATATACGAACATTTTAATCAAGCAATTGCTCCTGCTGGTGAAATGGTTGGTATTGTCGCAGCTCAAACAATTGGCGAATTAGGAACACAAATGACACTTGATTCATTTCACGTATCAGGAACAGCTGCCGCTGTTAAGGCAACATCAGGTGTTCCTCGTCTTAAAGAAATTCTGTCAGCTACAAAAAAAACTAAAACTCCTACTTTGATAATTTACATGAAACAAGATGTAGCAAGTATTGTAAATCCTGAAATTAACGAAGATGGAGATGTAACAGATGAACGTATTAATATAACAAAAAATCATGCTATGAATATTAAGAACTCTATAGAAATAACAAAGTTGGCTGATATTCTTCAATATAGTGAAATATATTGGGATAATGGAGAATATTATGAAACAAATATAAGCAAAGACCAAGGAATTATGAAAATATACAAAGAGTTTGAAGAATTAGAAAGTAATGTTTGTAAAGCACGTAGTACATCACCTTGGGTATTAAGATTAGTATTTGATAAAACTAAAATGAATTTATTCAATCTAAAGATGATAGATATATATACCAAAATAAACTCTGCTTATGATAAATACGTAGATTGTGTATATAGCGATGATAATGCAGAAGAATGTATATTCCGTGTTAAATTAACAGAAATAGCATTAAAAGATATTGATGATAAAGACGAAATTGCAACAATTAAAGCGATAGAACATAATATTGTATATCAAATATTATTAAAAGGATACAAAGGTATTAAGAAAGTATCGTTGAATAAGAAGAAATATACTAAATATAACGAAGAATCTAATGTATTTGATAATATTGTCGAATGGGTTCTTGATACTGATGGTACAAATTTAATAGATATTCTTTCTAACCCAAATATAGATTCTACAAGAACTATTTCAAATGATATTCGTGAAATTTACGATACTCTCGGAATTGAAGCAGCAAGAAATGCTTTATACAAAGAGCTTATCGCCGTTACAAGCGAAGGTTCTATGAATTACAGACATATGTCACTATTGATTGATACAATGACTTACAAGGGACAATTGATGTCTATTGATAGACACGGTATTAACAGAGGTGATATAGGACCATTGGCAAAATCATCTTTCGAAGAAACTACTGATATGTTAATTAATGCAAGTATATTTTCAGAATATGATAAAGTAAATGGAGTATCAGCAAATGTAATGCTTGGACAACAACCTCCTTGTGGAACTGGTGATAGCCGCATTTTAATAGATGAAGAACATATGAATGAATTATTAAAAGATGTTGTTAATAAAAAAGTTGAATTATTTGAAATTATAGAAGATGACGAGGATGAAGATATTGGTGGATGTAATGAAGATGATCTGCAAGTCAAGTTTGATTTAACAAAGAATGATAGTAGATGTTATAAACTACCAGAACAAAAAGTAAAGTTTATATAAAATTATATCGATGATGTAGATACAGAAGATAAATAATTAGAAGATTTACTATAATCTAATATTTTATCTTTAATTTCGTCAGGACTATCTTCTAATTCCATATAAAAATATTCATTATAATCAATATTTTTTACTATATAATAAGAAATATGTGTTTTTTCTATTTTTCTAAAAAGTATAAGTAATGGTCTTTTCAATATATCATCTGTTGCTCTGTATATTGTTGTTGTGATATTCAAATCTTTATCGCCGGCACGTTTATCAACATTTATACCTTTTCCATATTCTGCTCTATTGTGGATTATTAGTATTGAAATGTTTAGCATTTTTGATATGTTGAATAATATTATATCACTTGGATATGACAATAAATTATTTTTCAATATGTTTTTTATTATATTATTTCTTTCATTTAAATCAGTTTTATCAAAATATGTTTCATTAAATATACGTAATGTTTTAAATGTTTTTTTTGTTTTATTTATATTGTTCATTTCCGCAACATATGTATTATAAAAATGAGGGTCTTTAAATAAAGCCCTTAGTCTTATATTTTTTTTTATATCTTTACTATTTGATGAAAATACATCATTATAATATTTATTTGACTTTTCTTTTATTTCTTCATATGATATTATATCAACATTTAATTTAGAAGATAAAAAATTAAAAAGATATTTTAATGATTTATCAGTGTAATTATGTTTAACATATCTTAATTTATACCATATTTTTTTCTTATATTTCGTCCATTTTGTATTTAAAATAATTTCTTGCCCATTTAAAACATCAGGTAAATGAATAATTTTTATTGATTCTTTATTATTACTATTAAATAATTTATACTGATCTATATGTATTTCACTTTCAAGTTCATCAAATCCATTAGGTAATGCTTCATGATATTTTAGTATTATTTTGGGTATTTTATTAGATATACTATATTGTGTAAATATCAATTCGTCAGCACTCTCTTTTATGTTATTCGATAATTCATTAATATAATCATATTTAACGTATAACAAAGAATTATTATACCATTTCTTTATATTACAAATAGATGTTAATGGTATTTCTTCTAATATTATTTGTATTTGTTTAAGTTTTTTGTTATCATATTTTTCTATATTAAAATCGTCCAATAATGTTTTAATAATATATTTTTTTGAATTTTTTGATAATTGTTTATAATATTCGTCTGTATATTTTTTACTTAATAATTTATTTTTTATGATAGTTCTTGTATCTAACCATGTTTTCATTTCAATAGTATCTTTTTCTACATATTTGTGATAATCGTCTTTTTTACCTATTGGTATAAACTGATTGTTATTATTGTCAATATTATCATCATCTATAATCAATTTATTTTTCATCAACACTTCATTTTGAAGTATAGAAATACCAGTATCTAATGTAAATCCAATTTCATTTATTTTCTCAATTTTATCTTTATATTTAAGATAACCTTCTTTCAATATTTTTATCGTATATTCATTTCCAATAATATCTTCGTGAAAAACTACATTCTTAATATTAAAACTTTTGATAAGCATTCTCAATGTAACTATAGATTGTGATTTAAATCTTAAAATCATATTATTTTTTAACATAATTTTATCTATTGTAAAGTCACTATTAATTATTAATTTTTCAAATGTAAATAATTCACTTTTATCATTTATTAATTTATTTAGTACTTTTATATTTTCTCTATTATTAAAAATACTTATATCATATCTTTTAAAATTATTTTTTTCCGCACATTCAACCAATATATTCCTAATTAAAGGATGATTATCTAATAATAATATTTTTTTATCTGTTTTCATATTTATGGCTTTTATAACAAGAGGTTCGTAAAAATTATTTTCTTTTACAATCATAATCATTTTAACATTTTTATCTAAACATGGTTCAATATCAATAAATCTTGTATAATAAGGACATACCATTTTAATATCAACATTATCACTTTTTTTATCAACTTCCCATAAAACAATAAGTCGTTTGAAAACAATTGCTATTAAAGAATATAAATATTGTATTCCTTTATCAAATGGATAATTGTCGGAAGACAAATATGTTATATATTTTTTATAAGATTTAAAAATATATAATAAGCGAGACTTTTTATATAATCCTTTTTCGGACATATCTGATATACTTGGTATATCAATCAAACTTTGTCCGAACTTTTTATTATGTTCAATAAACTCATTATATAATTCAATATTATCATCATATATGATAGGTTGTATATCTATAAAGTCTTTACATACATTTCCATTATCTAGTGATATATATGTTATTAAATCTAACTCTTTTACAATTTCATCAATAAACTCTTTTTTTGTTTTTCCCAATAAATATGATATTGTATGAATTATATTATCATATTTATTTGTTACTTTTTTAATATCAATTAATCCTTTTCTTAAAATACACTCTTTCTTATTAATATTATTAGGAGAAGAACAATTTTTTATATATTCATTGTAATTATCTGGATATAATATATTATATAATTCTTTAGGTATGTCTCCATATCTTCCTCTATAAGGTAAAGGAACTTTATTCATAATATAATTTTTATCATCAACATCTTCTATATTTTTTTCTTTATTTATTTTTTTAGTTATCTGTTCTTTTTTATTATCTGGGTTTTTTTTACCACAGCAAGGTATATTAATATTTTTTATCAAATATGCATATCTTGGCTGATTTATATTTTTCATATCTCTATTCATATACATTGGTTCTTCGTTTTCTATAGGACAAGATGGATTTTCTATTTTTTCGTCTAATGGGATATTACTAATAGGACACCATAAACGTGGACACGTATAATAATTTTTATTATCTTCATTTATACCATGTTCTAATACATTATCAAATAGTTTATCATATCCTTTAGACTTAATTTCATCCATTTCTTCTTTTGATAATACAACAGGTTGGTGTTCTCTTTGACATTTTCTCGATTTGTTCTTATCTCGATATAACTCTTTGTCAGCATTTCGCAATTTATTGATTAAATAATTTTTATGATTATCATTTTTACCAGTTTTAGGTACTCCACCTTTTGAATTATATGCATCAATATCAAAATATTCAAAATCATCTTTAGAAGATGACGATGACGATGATTTTGACTTTTGTTTAGGTTCAATTTTTTCAGGTGTAGGTAATATTATTTTTTTAACAGGATTTTTCTTTAATATTATTCTTGAATTTTCAATAATTCTTATTAACCAATATTTCATATTTTCTAATTCAAAATAACTTTTGCAATTTTTTATATCAATTTCAAATCCACCGACACCTTTTTTAACAACAATATATGT